ATTTTCCTTGAATTGTACAATGAAGATGATTTCTCACATTTAAACAGTTTAAGTTATGAAGAAAAAAACTCTTATTTTTATGAATTAATATCAGGTTATGATTTAGATAGAGAATCCGGTTCAAAAAAACATTACTTTCCATCTACTGAGAGTGATAGATATAGTATGCTAAAAATATCCGAAAAGATGAGATTGAAACACGGGAATCAAAGTTTAGATCCTAATAAATTGTTATCAACCTGTGATAATGATTTGGAGGATTTATATAATTGGATTGATAAATCTATATATGATGAAATGCCAATGACGAAATATCAGATTGACACTGAATTGATGGTTCAATCTGTAATGACTCAATTTGAAAATTTTGAATCAAAGTCTCTGAAGCTTGAAAATCTTAAGCTATCTTTTGAAGACTTTTCTGAGTTTCTTAGAACTATAATGAATCCTAAGATTTATGAGTGTTACATGATATCAAAATTGTTCAATTCACTTGTTTATCATATGAATGTGCATTTTCCAAAGTCAGTAATAGTTTACGACACTGCAGGATTTAACAATATTTGTTTAAAGTTATATTCTGGCAGTAAAGCTGTTAATGATAAAGTGTGGAGATCATATGAAATCTATTCAATAGTAAATCAGCAAGGATCAAATTCAGAATCGTCAAAGTATGATTATCTTGAAGAATTTGTTGAAATTATAGATGAAAATTATGAACTCAGGAAAACTAAACTAAGATCAATAAATATCAGCAGAGCTTTATATATATCAGAACTTTTTGACAATTTACTCATTGTAACCATGTCATATTGGTTTAAAAACCGTCCCAATTCCTATGAACTCAGAAGATTCTTTTTGATCTATTACTGGAATCTTTTTACTCAATCATCTTCAGTTAAAATGACATTATCTTTTATGAAGTTTGTAGTAAATGCTACATTTTCCAAATACTCCGAAATTGATAACTTATGCAAAAAATATTTAATGAAACCTTATAAAAACCATATGTCTCTTTTGCTGGCAAAAGAAGAGTTAATGAATACTTTGAAAAATCGCGATATTTATGAAAATCTATGTGCTACATTTCCTGATCAAAAAGATAGAATTGATCAGTTGATCAACTCCGAATTTTACAGTTTGATTGGCAAGGCGAAAAATTTACAAAATCTGTTAGACACAACTATGTTGTACAATGTAGTTTTTAAATCTACTACGAACTTTGGTCACACTTACAAAAAGATGATTAAAAGTTTAATAGAGAATAAAATTGAATTAGAAGAGAGAAGATTTAATGACAATTTTCGAGTTGATAATCCTGATAAAGACAATTTTTCTAATAGAAATAAATTTTTCTCAGTTCCTGCAATGGTATATTCTCTAAGATTATTAAACAAGGAAGTCCGTCCTTATGTAGAAAAGTTGGATCTGATGAGAGAAATATCTAACAATTTTGACAAGACTTTGGCAAATACAAAATCTTGTATGTCAATGGAATTTAAGCATATGAAATCTATTGAATGTTTAAAGGAATATGTTGGACATATGTTTAATAAGGAATCCACTTTATCAGCTATCGATATTCTTGATCATATTTATTCTGGTATATATGAAAGAAGATTTTTGATTAATGGTATACCCTATGAGTTCATGATGAATGCAATGTTTTTATCAACTAAATTGCAACATGAAGAAAACAGAAACATTTACATTCTGAATATAATCTCAAAATCTGTTGCCTATTTTATTCAGTCAGAAAGTAAATTGAGAAATAAACAACTCAAAAGAGAAATGGTTGTTGAAAGTATGACTAATAGGTTGAATTTATTGTCACAAGTTAACAATATGGCTTACAATTCTCTCAAAAGTGATAAACTAATGGTTATAAATAACGGAGATATGGCTGGATGGTCTCCTAAAGACATTTATGAAAAATTTATAGTGTTAAAAAAACTAGAAATTAAATTAGGAATGTGTGATCCAGAGATAAATAGATTATTAATATTTTTCTTGGAAAAGTTTAGAAAAATGAAAGTCATCTTAGAAAATTATATAGATTATAAAAATTATGATTTTTTGAACCCACATATTAAAACTTTCAATTCCATAAATTACATAGAAATAGAATATTCATGGCCAGAAGGAATATTTCACAATATTTCTTCATATGTTCATGAATTATCTAGCATTTTATGTCAAAAATTGTTAAGACAATCACTAAATGATTCATTACCAACATGGTATCAACTGGTTCATTCAGATGATTCTAACCAAGTGATAATTATTAATGATG